GCAGACAGTGGGCAGCCGCAAAAGTTTTACCAAGAGTATATGATGGAGGTTCAGAGTGATGAAGATGCAATCTTTACTAGAGACCATATCAAATACTGGGATGGGACTTTTTACAGGGATAAAGAAAGCGGTATTAATTATATTAGAACGGCTGAAGGGGATGAGCGGCCTGTTAACGTTTTCGTGGGTGTCGATCCTGCTACAGATAGTACTCGTAGGGACAGTGATTTTTCTGTGCTACTCGCTGTGGGTGTTGATGCTAACAATAATTGCTATGTCCTTGATTATTTACGGAAGCGGTCTCTACCTGTACTTGGTATACCAGGCGATTCTAAAAAAGGAATTGTTGACTATATGTTCGACTACAATGAAATATATGGACCGAACTTATTCTGCGTTGAAGACACTACTATGTCAAAACCAGTCTTCCAATCGCTTAATGCAGAAATGCGAAGACGTAATGACTTTACTGTTAAGTATACTGCAGAAAAACCGGGTACTAGGATGTCTAAAAGGGATAGAATACAAGAAATATTGGCACAAAGGTTTTCAGTTGGCACAATCCATCTCAAAAAGGATCAGTACGATTTGCAAAGGGAAATAATTACATTTGGTCCTAGAATGGGACATGATGATGCAATTGATGCATTAGCATATGCATGTAAATATGCACATCAACCTAATTCTATGAAACAGGATAAAGAAGGTGTATGGAAGAAAAGTTTACCTAAACCTAAGAATTGGGCATTAGCATAATGGCTGAAATAATGAATTATGGCGAAAGGCATCCATCATACCCTAATGTAGAATTAGCTGATTTAAGCATACTAAAGATAGTTTCTGATGAGACGGGTTATGATTTAAATACCTTAGCAAAGATTTATGGATATGAAAGCTCATATGGTCAAGATCCAGATATGAACACAGGGGTATATCAGGGTCCTTTTCAGATAGGGCCACAAGAAGCAGAGGCGTGGGGGATAGATAGGTATGATTTATATCAATCTGCAAAAGCTTCTGTATTAGAGATCCCAAAAAGAAGAGAAAGTTTGCAGAATAATATAGCTAATACTAGTGGAAATTTTGAATTTATTAATTCTTTAGAAAAACCTTTGTTAGATTATTTATTGCATCAGCAGGGAGGAAAGGGTATGGCTAGATTAAGCTTGGCCTATACAGAGGATAATACTTATTATTATAATTTAATTAGACCAACATTATTAAAGAACTTAAGCAAAGGCCAGCAAAGGCAATTTAAAAAAACAAAAACCTATCAAGATGCCATTGATTATTATATTAATGCAACTAGAAAAAATTTAGAGTCAAAATAATGCCTGACCTATTTACATTAGAAGATTTAACAGAAAAAATACCATCCCAACGAGAAAAAGATGTGGATGAACAAGAGCCAGAAGAGGAGCAATAATGGCAAATTTAAAATTAACAAATATAGAAGAATCTATAGTTAAAGGTAAAAGAGTAAAAAATAGTCATAGTCATAATATATCTAATATAAAAAATATATACCAAGAGACTATATCTGTAAATAAAAATACTGCATCTTATACATATCTACATGTAGCAGAGGTCCCTGCGGTTGGCTCTCATGACGAAAAAACTATGTATATTCAAGCTCATACAGGCAGACAATTTAAATCTGCAGGTGGAGGAGCAGGTACTGGTAGCGCTGCAATTACTCTTGCAACAACTATAGCAGATTATGTAACAGAGGGAACTTTATCTTGTGTAGCTACTGGATTAGATTTAGTAGGTTCTGACACTGATACTATTGGGAGTGGAGCAACTCATGAAACGGGAAAGGATGACTGGGTTGCATCAATACATGCAAGTAATCCTGCTATATTTAATCTGCCTGTAAATGCTGCTGGGGCTACAACTCATGATGGAATACATTTTACTGGAAATCAATTTTCAATACAAGGCTCAACTGTATCTGGAGAAAAATATATAACTCATGCTGATTCTAACCCCAACAGGATCAAGGTAGGTATGCGTGTTATTGATTCTTCAGGAACTTATTTACCATCAGATGCATGTGTTGCTAAAATTATAAGCGATACAGAGTTTGAGCTTGATGTTGCGGCAAGTGCAACTGGTAGTAGTAAATTTATAGAGTTTTCAGATACAATAGAAATTAAGCTAGATAATGATTTAGCCCAAAGTGCTAGCACTAAATATAAGGCCGGTGTACAAAATATACTTGGAGCTGAGAATAACTTAACGAATAGAAAGAGTCTTCTTACTTCAATTAAAAAGTCATTAGATTTATGGGTTGCTGCAGGCGCACCATTTACCATTGGAAATATTACAGATGACGGGACTCTTCCATATCTTAAAATAACTCATACTAATCCTGGTCCAAGTATTGAAACGAGAGAAATATATGGATATGCATTTGCACAAAATGTATTATTTACTTCGACTAGACCTGCTTCTGCATTAGCAACAGCATCAAATAAAAACTTTTTTACTAATGATAGCCCAACAAATGTAACATTGTTAAACTTTTCTGACACAATAACTTCAGGCTTAGTAGTAAAATCTAGTGGGGCATCCGGGGGAAGTGGTGGTGGATTTGATAATGATAATGTGCAATATGCTAGAATAACTAATAATGGTGTTTCTGAAATAGTTTTGTTTACATTTATAGATAATAATGGAATGAAAGTTAGTGCAAAAAATGGCAGTGAGCCATATTGGGGTACAACTACGGGTGCTGGTTCCTCGCAAGAACTTTATGATAATGATAACTATATTATACATAAACTAAAGCCAGGCGAAAGTAAAGTATGGTATAGCCCTAAAGTTCAAGTATCAGCAGATACAATGAAAGGGATGAGATTAACAGAAATAGATGCTATACAGGCTGTTTCAGAGTCATCTACAGTTGAAGGTTCAGTAGAGGTATTTGTAGCTTCTAAATAAAGGGAATTATGGCAAAAAGAAAAGATAAAAATGCAGATAGAGTAAGACATTTATTCGATCAAGTTAATGGAGCTAGTAGAGTTAAGTGGGAGAGAATTAACCAAAAAGGTTTTGACTTTGCCAATGATAATCAATTAACAGAAGAAGAACAAAGGCATCTTTCAGAGCAAGGAATGCCTGATTTCACTATTAACAGAATTATGCCTGTAGTAGAAATGTTAAACTTTTATGCTACTGCTAATACACCTAGATGGCAAGCGGTTGGAGTAGATGCTAGTGATACTGATGTTGCTCATGTATTTTCTGATGTAGCTGATTATATATGGGATCTATCTGATGGGGCAACTCTTTTTGCTAATGCTGTAAATGATTCTATTACTAAATCAATTGGATATTTATTAGTTACTGTTGATCCTGACTCAGATAATGGAATGGGTGATGTTGTTATTAAGCAGCCAGAACCTTTTGATATATTTGTAGATCCTAAATCTAGGGATATCTTATTTAAAGATGCTGCATTTGTAATGATTAGAAAGATACTACCAGTATCACATCTAGAACAAATGTTCCCATCTATGGTTAGAAAGATTAGAAAAGCTAGTTCTAATCAGCAAACAGAATATAATTATACAGAGAAATCATTAAAGATGCAGAAAGACTTTACTTATAAAGATATAAGCGAGTCAGAATCTTATGATCCTTCTAATGGAGAGAACGATAATTTATTAGAGTTATTTGAAACATATGAAAAGGTTAAGATAGGCTATGTAAATGTATTTTATAGAATGCCACCTAATGAAGACCAAATAGCTCAAGTACAACAGCAAGTTAAGGTCCAGCTATCTGAGATGAAGGCTGAGATGGAAGTAGGTATATTGGAGCAACAACAACGCATGCAAATGGCTGTTGAGGCTGGTGAGATGCTTCCTCAAAGATTTGAACTTGAAATGCAAAAAGCAGTTAAGAATATGGAGACTCAATTAGCTGCAGCTGAACAACAAATGATTAGTGATTTACAAGCTGAGATATCTCAAATAGAGAATAAAGTTGTTTCAGAAAAAGAATTTAAAATAATGTCTCAAGACCCTACTTTCTCAAAGATGATAGTAGATACTGCTACATTCTATGGAAATAGAATTAAATTAAGCTGTGTTGTAGGTGACGTAACGTTATATGAAAAAGTATTACCTGAACAGATTACAGAGTATCCTATTGTTCCGTTTCACTTTAAATGGACTGGTACTCCGTTCCCAATATCTGCTGTATCGCCATTAATTGGAAAGCAAAGGGAGATGAACAAGGCTCACCAATTAATGATTCATAACGCCTCTTTGGGGAGTAGCTTAAGATGGTTACATGAGGAAGGCAGCATTGATACTGATTATTGGGAACAATATTCAAGTGCTCCAGGAGCATTATTGCCAGTAAGGCCTGGTGCAATGGCCCCTACTCCGGTACAGCCAGCACCACTATCTAATGCTTTCTTTGGGATTGTAAATGAAGGCAAGCAAGATATGGAATACTTAGCTGGTATATATGGAGCTATGCAAGGAGATACATCTGCACAGCATGAAACATATCGTGGAATGTTAGCTATGGATGAGTATGGGACTAGAAGAGTAAAACAATGGATGAAGAACTCTATTGAACCTGCATTAAAAAGATTAGGTCAAGTTGTTGCTCAATACTCTCAAGCTACATATACAGGGCATAAAGTATTTAGAGTTGTTCAGCCAAATAATATTAGTGAAGAGAAACAAGTTGAAATTAATGTACCTATGTACAATGATTTAGGAGAAGCTATTGGTAAGTTTAATGACTATGGCTCTTCTAAGTTTGATATTAGAGTTATATCTGGATCTACATTGCCTATTAATAGATGGGCATATCTTGATGAATTAAAACAATATATGCAAATGGGTGTTATTGATGATATAGCATTATTATCAGAAACAGATATTAAGAATAAAGAGAGCATTGTTAAACGTAAGAGTATGTATTCTCAAATGCAACAACAAATACAGCAGCTTGAAGAACAGCTTAAAAACTCACAAGGTACAGTTGAAACCCTTGAGCGTCAAGTTGTTCAAGCAGGTATTAAAGGCAAGATTCAAGCAGCAGAAACAGAACTTAGTAAGAAGAAGTATCAGATTGGTTCTGAGATGGATAAAGAGCACAATGAAACTAAAGCTCAACAGAAGCATCTTAGGAATACTAGGAAGCTTGAATCTGATATGGAACAGAAGAACTTTAAAAATTCTTTACAGAATATAATAAAAGATTTGGAAAAGTCTAAAGAAGATAGTTAGATTTCCCCAAAGTTTATTCAAAATAAATAGGAGAGTAACATGGAAGATAATAAAAGCGGTAACCCAGAAGCAGAAGGTATGTTTAATGCCCCTGAAGACGGCTCTGTTAATGACTTCTTTGATGGGTTAGAAACCCAAGTAAATGGTGGAATTGTTGACCAACAAAGTGAACAGGTAACCCCGGAGTTTAATGGCCCTCAAGAGGTAGTACCTCAAGAGACAACCCAAGAACAAACTCAGGAATCCAGCAACACTGTTGATTGGGAAAAGCGGTATAAGGATTCTAGTAGAGAGGCTACTAGGATGCGGGACTC